GACATTGAAATAAGAGCAAAGTCAAGTTCAACCGCAAGTGTAAGTGCAGGATTTGAATTGTTATTAGAGGACAAATAATGCCATTGAGCGAGCCACAAAAACATATATGTGAAGATGCAAATCGTTTTCGTGTGGCTGTCACAGGAAGACGCTTTGGCAAAACCCATGTGGCTATGAGAGAATTGGCAAGACACGCTTCAGAACCTAACAGTCAAGTTTGGTATGTTGCACCTTCATATAGAATGGCCAAAGGTATTGTTTGGGACCAACTAAAGGGCAAACTAAAAGACCTTAAATGGATTGAAGCAAGTAATGAAGCAGAATTAAAATTGCGTCTAAAGAATCAAAGTGTTATACACCTTAAAGGCGCGGATAATCCAGACTCACTTAGAGGTGTAGGTTTGGATTTTATTGTATTAGACGAGTTCCAAGACATAGACAAAAGAACTTGGACAGAAGTTTTACGCCCCACATTATCTGACAAAGGTGGCAAGGCAATGTTCCTTGGCACGCCCAGGGGCGTGGGTTCTTTCAGCCATGAAATGTATACCATGGCACAAAACACTGATGGTTGGGGTGCTCATACTTACACAACACTAGACGGTGGCAATGTTCCTGAATCAGAAATTGAAGAAGCAAAAAGAGATATGGATTTCAAAACATTTGAACAGGAATATCTAGCAACATTCAATACCTATTCAGGTGTAGTTTATTATAATTTTGATAGAAATTACACAGTTAAACCATGCAAGGATTTAGATACTAGAGAAATACATTGCGGAATTGATTTCAATATTAATCCAATGTCATGCTGTATTAGTGTGATAGAAAATAATATAATTTACATTATAGATGAAATTGCAATGAATGGTTCTAACACAGATGAAGTAGCAGATGAATTAAAAAGACGATATGGCAAATCAAGAATCGTTATGTATCCAGATCCAGCAGGTAGACAAAGAAAAACAAGTGCTGGTGGTAGAACAGATATTTCAATTTTACAAAATGCAGGATTTACAGTTCAGGTTAGAAACAGCCATACACCTATTAGAGATAGGGTAAATGCTGTAAACACTAAATTAAAGAATGCTAGAGGTGAAGCAACATTATTTGTTGATCCAAAATGTAAAAATGTAATTTCTAGTTTAGAAAGATTAACTTATAAAGAGAATACATCCATTGTGGATAAAAACAGTGGCTTTGATCATTTTTCAGATGCTGTTGGCTATCTCGTTGATTTCTTATACCCAGTTCGCACTGATCATGAAACAGTAGAACCACAACGCTGGGCATTCTCAGGTAATAATAACGCAAGGAGTTGGAACTAATGCCCGTAATTAGAGACAGAGTAATAAAAGGCAATCCTAAATTAAACATTGATTGGATTGTTGAAGCACACGAAAGTTATAAACACTATCTAAATCGTTGGATCTTTTTAGGTGATGCATATAATGGTGGTTATGAATATTTCCTAGGTAGATACCTAGAACCATACTACTATGAAAGCAGAGATGACTATGAAAAGCGTCTAAGAATGATTGGTTATGATAACCATACAAAATCAATTGTGGGTATCTATAACTCATTCCTATTCCGCAGAGATCCTAAAAGATGGTATGGCTCAATTGAAAACGATCCAGGTTTGCTCCCTTTCCTTGCAGATGCAGATCTAGATGGCAGAAGTTTTGCTAGTTTCATCAGAGAATTAAGTGCTCTAACAATGGTATATGGCAATGCTTGGGTTATTGTTGACAAGGTAAATTCAAACGCAATGACAAGAGCGGATGAACTTAACCAAGGTATCCGTCCATATGTTTCATTGTTTACACCAGACAATGTTTTAGATTGGGAATATGCAAGACAGGCAAATGGTTTATATGAATTAACCTATCTAAAAGTAAAAGAAGAAATTGTAAACAATAGACAATATATTAGAGAATACACACCAGAAGAAATCAATGTTTATAGAATTGATGGCAAAGACAAAACTGGTGATTTGTATTCAACTATGCCTAATGAACTAGGCAAAGTTCCAGCGGTGTGTGTTTATGCTCAAAGAAGCCAAACACGCGGTGTTGGTATTTCAGCAATAGGTGATATTGCAGATATTTCAAAAGAGATTTATGAATTTGCAAGTGAAATTGAACAGATTATTCGTTTAACCAATCATCCTAGTTTGGTTAAAACAACTGGCACCCAAGCAACTGCTGGAGCAGGTTCAATCATTCAAATGGAAGATGGATTGGATCCAGGACTCAAACCCTATTTGCTACAACCAAATGGTGCTTCAATTGATTCAGTTCTAAGTGCTATTGAACGCAAGGTAGAATCAATTGATAGAATGGCATCACTGGGTGGTATCAGAAGTGTTGAATCAAGAAGATTATCAGGCATTGGTTTACAAACAGAATTCCAAATGTTAAATGCAAGGTTGGCTGATTTTGCGGCAAACCTAGAACACGCAGAAGAACAAATTTGGAGACTATGGGCATTGTATCAAGGCAAGGTATGGGATGGAGAAATTGAATATCCAAGAACATTCTCAATCGCAGACAAGGCGAATGATATTACCATGCTTAAGATGGCAAAAGATTCAAATCCAACAGATCCTATGCTAAATGACAAGATTGAAAAAATGATGCTTGAAACTATTACAGAATCATCATATGAAGATGTTAAGATGTGGTATGAAGAATGGAAAGCAGAAAACAAACCAAGCAAAGACATGGTAACACACGCACCAGTAACTTCTGCAGACGACTTGGTTACACATTTAAGAGAAATGGTAGAATCAGGATATACAGATGAAGAAATTAAATCATTACATCCTGAACTAGCACAGTTATTCAATAGAGGAACGAATGGGTAATTTTATTCCAACAGAAAATGCTGTTTATCATTTCAAACCAGAATGGTATGAAAATGATTTTCTGTATTCTCCTGATGGTATAAAACAACATCCTCAACATCATTGCAAAAGAAGTTTTTTTGAAAGTTTACCTTGGCACAAGAAAACAAAAAGAAATGCAATTGATATAGGTGCTAGAGATGGTGAATTTACTCGCTATCTTAATTACTATTATGAACATACCTATTGTTTTGAACCAAGAGATAGAAAATATTTTTTCTATAATGTTGATAAAAACAAAACAACACACTATAAATGTGCAGTAGATAATAAAGATTATAAAATAGATGATTTAGAATTAGAAAACATTGATTTTATAAAAATTGATACTGATGGTGGTGAACCTCAAATTATACAAGGTCTAGAAAATACAATAGCAAAAAATAATCCAGTTATTTTACTAGAAGTTTATTTTCCAGAACAAGAAACAGCATTACAAATGCTTTATGATTTAGGTTACCAAAAGAAAACTGTTTGTTTTAGAGGTTGGGACCATACTTTGGTAAGGGAAATATAATGGGTAATTTTATTCCAGATAGAGACTTTATTGAAGAGGAACCTACAGAAAAACGCATTAGAGAAGTTCTAGGCGAATACAACGAAAATATTCGCAATTTTGAATGTAGAAACTCAAAAGCGGCTGGTAAAAGAGCAAGGGCAAATTTACTAGAACTTTTTCATTTGTGCAGACAACGACGCAAAGAGATTACGGATAGAAGTAAACAAATTTCATGGTATGTCCATGAGAGTTGGGAGGGCATAGAAGATGCCAGTTAGAAAAGTAAAAGGCGGATATCGTTGGGGATCAATGGGCAAAATCTATTCAACCAAAGAACAAGCAGAGCGACAGGGGAGGGCAGTGATGGCTACTAGAGGTGGTAAAAAGAAAAAGAAAACACGCGGCGGAACACGCCGTAAATAAAGGGTTTTATATCAAAAGATATAAATAATAACATACTGCAATAGTGCAGGGGGGCAACTCAACCATAATAAAGAGGTGATAATATGAACGCAGAAAATACAGCGGTTAATGTAGAAGAGACAACTGCTTCTCAACAAGTAATTAAAGAGCAGGTAGCAACGCAGGAAACTGCTAAGGAAACAACACTTTCACAAGACGAAGTAAATCGTATCGTTGCGGAGAGAGTGGCAAGAGAAAAGGCAAAGTTTGAAAAGAAATATTCAAATGTTGACTTGGATCTATACAATCAATTGGTAGAAGAAAAAGAACAAGCACGCCAAACAGAAATGGAAAAGCGTGGTGAGTTTGAAAAACTATTGAAAGAGCAGGCGGAGAAATTCAACGGCAAAATTCAACAGTATCAAACAGAACTTACTTCTATTAAAGTTGACGGTGCATTGTTAAATGAAGCAAGTGCCAATAAGGCAATTAATCCACAACAAGTGGTGCAATTACTTAAAGGCCAAGTAAAACTTAATGAAGCAGGCACGGTTGATGTAGTTGATGCAAACGGACAGGTTAGATATGATGATAATGGCAATCCATTAAAAGTATCTAAGTTGGTAAATGATTTCCTTACAGCAAACCCACACTTTGTTAGTGCTGGACCAAATGGATCAGGAACTGGACAAGGCGTAGGCAAGCAAACTCCTGTGGTAGACAACGATGTTTCTAAATTAAACATGGACAACCCAGAACATCGTGCTCGTTATAAAGATATAATGAGAGCAAAGGGAGTCCGTTTATAAATGCTATCTTAAAGGAGACTAACAATGGCAAACGAAGCAACAAGTTCAATTCTAAGTGAATTGTATGCAAATATAGTCCAGTCCGCTCTTTACACATTAAACGAGCAGACTGTGATTAGACCTGTCGTAAGAAATTATGATATGTCAGGAACTCCAGGCTTAACAGCACAAGTTCCAATTTATCCATCATTATCAGCGGCGGCTGTGGCTGATGGCACAGATCTAACAAACACAGCGTTCAATACTACATCTAAAACTATCACAGCAAGTGAAGTTGGTGTAATGGTTGAATTAACTGATTTAGCGGCTGAGTCTGCTAATGAAGATGTAGCGGCGGCAATTGGAAGACAAATTGGTGCGGCTATGGCTGAAAAAGTAGACACTGATTTAGCGGCTTTATTCTCAGGATTTTCAAATACTGTAGGATCAGGTGCGGCTGAAATCACTGTTGATGATATCTTCAAAGCGGCGGCTATTCTAAGAGCAAACAATGCCAACCAAAACGGTTCGTATGTTGCTGTTATCCACCCATACCAAGCATATCAACTTAAAAAACAATTAACAAATGCAGGTGCTACTATGTCACACTCTTTAAGTGATGTAGGAAATTCCGCTCTTAAAGACGGATTTTTAGGCCGTATTGCAAATGTTGATATTTTTGAGTCAAATGTTGTAACAGGTGATTCAGCAGGTGCTTATGTTGGTGGTGTAATGACTCAAGACGCTCTTGGCTACATGGTCAAAAGAAATATGCGTATTGAAACAGAACGCAACGCTTCTAAAAGATCTTTGGAAGTGGTAGGCACTATGGCGTATGGAGTTTCTGAACTCTTTGACCAATACGGTGTAGGCCTAATTGGCGACGCACAGTTATAATAATAACTAAATAGAATTGTCAATTTTTAAGCCATTTTGACATTCTTCGTAAATAGGGCGGTAGGCAACTATCGCCCTATTTCTTTGAATACAGCCTCAAATCATTAGAGATCCTAGCCATTATGCTAAATACTTGTGTTAATAACAATTTGGTTGGACTAGGAAGGACCTTGTGCAACATTTAAAGGAGTAGGACTCTATGGCAATAACACTAGCCACAATTTCTGATATAGAACAATACGAGCCAGATATTCTATCATTTGGTATCCCTGACTTTGATGCAGAAATCACAAAAGCACAGAATGATGTATTTCGTGATCTTCGCATTCGTTGGTGGCCAACATACGCAATTGGTTTGTATGATATCTCAAAACTACACACAGGACAATCAGAGCCTGACGAAGACCTATACACAGCAAGTCAACTAACTAGAGCCTGTTGCTATCAAGCATTAGGTTTCCATGTTTATCCTAAACTAGCCAAATTTGAACCAGACCAAGATTTATTTGAACGCAAAATGGAATTCTATAGAAAAGAATATGAGCGTGAATTAGATCTTGTGTTAAGAGACGGTGTAGAATATGATGCGGATAGTTCAGGCATAGTTGATAGTGCTGAAAAAGAACCTACTCATTACCTACGCCTTAAAAGGTAGTAGGCTATGTCTAATAGAGAATCCGCAGTAAAAAATATTATTGATGTCTTGGAGGATATGAACCCACCAAGACCTAGTTTCATTACAAGAGAGCCATTTGATCTAGACAAGTTGGCAATGACACAGTTTCCAGCGGTATTGGTTACAACTGGTAATGAAACAAGAGAAGACCAAGCAATGGGCGGTTATAGACGCGGCATCATTGAGGTCAACATAAGAGGTTTTGTGCGTTCAGATGGACGCAAAGGTTTTGTTCAAACAGTGGACGAAAAACGAAACAATCTAATTGAAAGAATTGAAGAAGCACTTAACAGTGATAGAACTAGAGAGTTGGCGGCGGCAAGAGCCTCCACAACTCATGTGGCAAGTATTGAGATTGTTGATAGAACGCCACCACTAGGTGAATTCAACATGATCGTTGAAGTGCATTATTCATTTACTAAAGGAGCAGTATAATGCCAAATTATGTTAAAATGATTGATAACAACGGTCAGACTGTTAAGGTTGAACAGGACCGTGTAAACAGATTTCTTGATGAGGGTTGGAAATTAAATGAACCAGCATCAGAAAAAAAGTCACAAGCCAAGGGTAAGAAAGATAAAATTTCTGCATCTGCGGAAGTGACTTCACAACCAGTCGTAGAAGAAATAGAACAAGAATGTCCAAAGTGTGGCGGTGATCATGCATATGAGAACTGTGACCAGGACGAGGATTGGGATATTTTAGAAGACGACGACATAGCCAATAAGGAGGACTAAGATATGTCAACATATACAGGTGAAAACGGAACCGTTAAAATTGGTTCAGATTCTGCTGGTGAAAGTGCAATCGCTGAAGTTCGTTCTTGGACCGTGGAGCACACCAAGGATGTAGTAGAAGACACAAGCATGGGTGATTCTGCAAGAACTTTCAAGCATGGCTTACACCAGTTCACAGGATCAATGGAAGTTATCTATGATGATGGACACACAGCGGCAACAGACGCTTTCCGTCCAGACAACGATACGGCTCTATACATTGAGTTTTATCCATCAACAACAGCAGGCGAAAAATTCTCAGGACAAGTTCTTGTAACTTCAGTTTCAAGAACAGCATCTTTTGATGATTTAGTAACTTGCACAGTGAACTTCCAAGGCACTGGCCCATTAGATGTTCAGGCTTACAACGCTTAAGGACAACTAATGATTAGCATTGTGTTTCAAGGCACAAGAAAGGTTATGGGCTCTCTTGAAAGAGAAAAAGAGAAACTTATAGACCAGGTGGCACAAGATACTTTGGAGATTGCAAAACGCAATACTCCAATAGATAAGGGACAAGCAAGACGCGGTTGGCGCCTTGAGAGTTCGTTTAAACAAAAACGAATTGTCAATCGTGTTTCCCACATTGTTCCGTTAGAAAATGGCCACTCAAAACAAGCACCAAATGGTATTTTGGGACCTACCATTAGGGAGATATCTAAAAGGAGATATAAATGAGTAATAATGTAATGGGTAATATCACAGGGCATTTTAAAGAAAAACTGTCAGGTGGATTACAAAAGATTTCAGTTCCAGAATGGAAAACTGATATCTATTTTAAAGGAACTTATCCTTTCGCGGTTGAAAGTAAAATACTTCAATTGCAACAACAAGGTAAGACTGTGGATGCACTAGTAGAAAGTCTAATTCAAAAGGCATTGGATCCAGATGGAAAACCAATGTTTACAAAGTTTGACAAAGTAACACTAATGAATGAAGCAGATCCCAGTGTGTTGTTAAGGGTATGTGCTGAACTGAACAATGCTACATCTGAATATGAGGACATCTCAAAAAACTAAAAGAGGACACTGAACTTCAATTAGTTATGAGGGTAGCAGAAACGCTGGGCAAAAGTATTGAAGAAACGATGCAACTCAGTGTCCTAGAATTGCAGATGTGGAGTGCATGGTTCAGATTACAGCAGGATGCACAAAAGGAGGTTATGAATCGTGGCAACACAAACAGTAGAAATTCGCGTATTAGATAAAACTCAACGAGCACTATCTAATATTAGCCAAAGATTAAGCAACCTTAACAAAGGTTTATTAGGCGTCAATCGTGTGGCAGGACTTGCCGCAACTGCATTAGGTGCCATTGGTGGTGCAAATGTAATTTCAAATATTGTTAAGACAACATCACGATTTCAAGATCTCAGAACTACCCTAGCAACTGTTACAGGTGGTGCTAGAGAAGGTGCAGAAGCATTTGACTTCATTGCTAAATTCTCAACACAAACACAATTTGGTGTTGAAGAACTAACACAAACATTCATTAAATTAAAAGCATCAGGTATTGAACCTACCAAGGATCTGTTGACGCTGTTCACGGATGCCGCGGCTGTTACCACTGACCAATTAGGATCATTACAGGCAATTACAGATCTATTTTCTAGAACAACTGCTGGTGGTTTGGGTCTTGAAGAACTAAACAGACTTGCGGATAGAGGTATTCCTGTATTTGATATCCTAAATGATAAACTAGGCAGAAACAGATTACAACTTTCAGATCTAGGTAAGAGTGCAGAAGGTGCCAACCTAATCCTTACTGCATTATCAGATGGTATCAAAGAAAGATTTGGTGGTGCTACTGCAAACAGAATCAACAATGTCAGCACACAGTTTTCAAACTTACAGATTGCCATTTCCAATGCGGCGGATCAAATTGGTAGTCAGGGGTTTGCAAAAGCACTAGGACAAACTGCCGTTGAGTTTACTAATTTTATTGAAAACAATCAGGCACTGGTTAAAGAAATAGGTGTTAAACTAACCAAAGCATTCTTGTATGTCAAAGAAGGTGCGGTGTTGGTTATCAAGAATATTGATTTGCTTGGTAAGGCATTCATAGCATTCATAGGACTTAAAATTGGTGTAGCACTAGGAAGTTTGGCATTCGCATTTGGTAGCACCTTTGTTAAAGGTATTGTTCTTGCAACAAGGGCCATTAAAGCATTATCATTAGCGGCCGCGGCGAATCCATTAATTGCCGCTGGTTTGGTTATTGCCGCTGGTGTTGAATATCTAACAGGAGCATTTTCTAAACTAGCAGATAAAATGAACCTAGGCGGCGTTGCTGATGATGCCTTGGATGCACTTGAAGGTGGGTTTGAAAAAGTTACAGAAGCCATTGGTGCTAATATAGATGGCTTGGATGAATTCAAAGAGGCGATGGCCAACATTGATCAGAAAGCAAAAGAACTAGCACCTGATTTCAACAATGCAAACAATGAAGCAAACAAACTAAACCAAACTGGTGAGAAAATTAAAAATGCATCAGGCGAAACAGCATCAAATTACAAAGACCAAGCAGATGCTTTATCAGAAAAGAAAAAGACTTTTGAAGAAATTTTAAAGGGTGTTGAAAAAGAAAATGCATTGGCACAGATTGCACTTGAATCAGACAAGGTCAAACAAGCAATCAAAAAAGCAGAATTAGAATTAGGTAGAAGTTTAACAGATGAAGAAGCAAAGAAATTAACCTTACAGTATCAAGGTATTCAAGCATCTGCTAAACAATTAACCTTACAGGAAAAAATTAAAAGTGCGGCTGAAAGTTTATTCAACCTAACCAAAACACATAGAGATCAAGAAGCGGTTTATCTAGAACAAGGCTTACAAAAAGCAATTGAAATTGAAAATAAAAAATGGCAAAATGCAGAAATAAGTTTTGTAGAATTCCAAGATAGAAAACTAGAACTGGAATTAGCCTATGCTGAAGAAATAGAAAAAATTAACAGAGAAAGTTTACAAAGACAAGATAGCGACTACATGGCTAGTTTGGAGCGTAGACTAAAAGCCAGCCAAGGTGCTATTGCTACAGAACTTTCAGAAAAAGACAAAGAGTTTTTACAACGCAAAGGCAATGAAGAAAAAACTGGACAAATTGTAAGAGATAGAATTGAGTTTGAAAAGAAATCAGAATTAGAAAAAACACAATTTGGTATCAGCCAAGCAAAAACATTCTTCGCGGCACTAGGAACACAGAATAAAAAATTCTTCGCGGCAATGAAAGCATTTGCAATCGCAGAAGCAATCATTAACACAT